AAGGCGGTCAGCGTCCACACCTTTGGCTCACAGACAGTGACCGCTGGAACATTCACGCTGACCATGCCAACCAATGACGCCAGCACCGGCCTGATCCGGCTGGCTTAAAGGGGCAGCAGCATGGCTGCTTATGGGTCAGGCTATTACGGCCTTGGTGCTTATGGCATAGGTAATGTGGTCATCAGCGGCAACCAGGCGACTGGTGCTGCTGGCAACTTGCTGGCTGACAGGTCTGTCCAAGAAGACGGGACGATTGCCACAGGCAATGTCGGCACAGTCGGGCTGACTGTATCCATTGCCATCACGGGTAATGCGGCCACCTGTGCTGTCGGCTCTTTATCGGTATCCTCGACAAATGCAGTCACCGGCAATGCGGCCACGGGCGCAGTCGGCAGCGTTACCCCGAGTCTTGTATTTGCCGCCACTGGCAACACGGCCACAGGCTCTGTCGGCTCTGTCAGCATCACCAGCACGGCGGCTGTCACAGGCAATGTGGCCACGGGTGCTGTGGAGACGATGCCGAGCGAGGTCATCACTTTCCAAGCGATCACAGGAAATGGCGCAACGGGATCAGTTGGCAGTGTTGGCAATGTCATCACAGTTGCATTGACAGGCAACAGCGCCACAGGGTCTGTCGGAATCATCTTTGGCTTTGGCTGGGGTGCGATACCGGACAGCGCAGAAACTTACACACCGATCAGCGACAGTGCAGAAACTTGGGTCGCAATCGTTGATAATTCAGAGACTTGGACATCCATTTAACGGAGACTTATCATGGCAGATACCACAACTTCCAACCTATTACTGACCAAGCCAGAGGTCGGAGCCTCAACAGATTCTTGGGGTACAAAGGTAAATGCGGATCTAGACCTGGTTGATGCAATCTTCACCGCCAACGGCACTGGCACATCTGTTGGTCTAAACATTGGATCTGGTAAAAAGCTAAAGATAGTTGGCGACATCATTGACACCAACGGCAACGAGTTGCTCAAGGTGACTGCCACAGCGTCTGCCGTGAATGAGTTGACACTGGCCAATGCCGCGACTGGTGGTGTGCCAACACTTACCGCATCAGGCGGTGACACCAATATCGGCATTGAGTTGATCTCAAAAGGCACTGGAGAAATAACTGCCAATGTCAACGGCGCTGATGTCTTTAATGCGTCCAGCAACTTCGGCTTCAAGAACCGCATCATCAACGGCGCGATGGTGATTGACCAGAGGAACGCTGGGGCGAGTGTTACGCCAGCGTCTGCGGCATACACTTTAGATAGGTATCAAGTAGTAGCATCTCAAGCAAGTAAATTTAGTGTTCAACAAAATGCTGCTGCTATAACTCCACCGGCTGGCTTTATAAACTATTTGGGTGTTACTTCTTTGTCTGCCTATACAGTCGGCGCTGCTGAAGTATTCTTGATCCAGCAAAAAATTGAAGGTCTCAATAGTAGCGACTTGGCGTGGGGGACTGCAAGCGCAGCAACTGTAACTCTTTCTTTTTGGGTTCGCAGTTCGCTAACGGGGACATTTGGCGGCTCTTTGCAAAATAGCGCCCAAAATCGTTCATATCCTTTTACATACACGATTAGCGCAGCAAATACTTGGGAACAAAAGTCAGTCACCATTGCTGGTGACACAAGTGGTACTTGGCTAACAACAAGTGGTGTTGGTATTTATCTCATTTTCAGCCTTGCAGCGGGTTCAACATTTAGCGGCACAGCAGGTGCATGGGCAGCAGCAGATTACCGTGGCGCAACAGGAGCAACCAGCGTAGTTGGCACAAACGGAGCAACCTTCTACATCACAGGCGTACAGCTAGAAAAAGGCAGCACAGCCACATCGTTTGACTACCGGCCTTATGGGACGGAGTTGGCGCTTTGTCAGCGGTATTACCAGCAAGATAGTGGAGTATTTTTATATGGGGCGTCTGTTGGCTTAAATACATGGAGACTTCCAATTTATTTTAAAACAACAATGAGAGCAAGTCCTACAATTACATCAGTTCAAGGAGGCGGTGGAGGTACTTATGTCGTTGATAGTACAAGCGAAAGTTCCACTACTATTGGCACTAATAGTTCAGCAACTTCTCCATATTTCACATCTTACACGGCTGCTATAGAGTTATAAATTATGTATAAAATTACTAACTACAATTCTGTAATTCGCACAAGTGATAATGCATGGATACCACTTGACCCCGACAACACCGACTACCAGCAATATTTAAAATTCTTGGAAGAAGGCGGTCAGCCACTACCAGCAGATGACAATGGGCAAGCCGCTTAATAATCTTCAAGGCTTTCGCTTTGGTAGCTTGACTGTTTTGCAGTTGGGTGAAAAGCAACGCTCAACCAATGGTGCTTGGTGGCTGTGCCTATGTGATTGCGGTACACAAAAAAACATCCCGTCAACTGATATGGTGCAAGGCAAAGTTAAGTCTTGTGGCTGTGAGCATGGCAAGAGGATTGCGGTTGCCAATCAAACGCACGGCATGACCAAAACTAAAACCTACAGAATTTGGCAAGCCCTGCGAAATAGGTGCAACCGCATTAACCAAGACTACTCATGCAGGGGTATTACTTACGATAATCGTTGGGATGACTTTGCGAACTTTTTGTCAGACATGGGTGAAGCGCCCAGCAGCATGAGCCTTGACCGCATTGATGTCAACGGCAACTACGAGAAAGCCAACTGCCGCTGGGCAACCCGTGAGCAGCAAGCCAACAATACGCGAGCCAATGTGTTTTTGGAATACAACGGCAAAACCCAAACTGTGACCCAATGGGCAAAGGAGCTTGGAATGAAACCAGATAAATTACGCAGCCGTTTGCGTTATGGTTGGACAACCCATCGTGCGCTGGCAGAGGGCAACACGCCAGAGGCCGCAGAGTGAACCAGATAGACGCTACAGACGCTCGGCTGGCAACGCATGAGGAAGTCTGTGCGTTGCGCTACCAAGCGATCCAAAAGAGCTTTGAATCAGGCAGTAAGCGCATGAGTCGGATTGAGTACATCCTGTATGCACTGATTGCTGTCACGCTGCTCGGGCCAGGCTTCGCTGCTGAACTCATTAAGAAAATCCTCATGTAATCATGGACGCGCTGCCGCCACCACCGCCAGCAGCCCAAGCCCCAGCACCGGCCTTTGAGTGCGTCAGGTGGTCATGGTCATCTGACCGGCTGCTGGTCTGGTGCTTGCAGTGGCGGGAGAAGAAGTCGTGATAGATCCATTCACAGCGCTAGCGGCCATTCAGACAGCGGTCAAGCTGGTGAAGACTGCCGCCCAGACTGTCCAATCCGTAGAATCCCTCGGCCCCGTATTGGGCAAGTTCTTTTCGGCCAAGGCCGATGCCATCAAAGTTGTCCAACAGTCCAAGACGGGCGGCTTCAAGGGCAGCGCAATGGGCAAGGCCATTGAGCTTGAACTGGCCATCGAGCAGGCTAGAGCATTTGAAGAAGAGATCAAGATGCTCTTTTTCCAATCAAACAAGATGGAGGTCTGGGCCAAGATCGTGGCCCGTGCCGCAAGCATTGACAAAGAGGCAGCGCATGATGCACGGCGTGAGCGTGAGTCTGCTGCACGGCAAAAGAAGGAACTTGACGAATTTATCACCCTTGTGCTCATGTTGCTGGTGTTTGGCGCTCTTCTGGGCTTTTTGGGCTGGCTAATCTTTGAGGTGATGCAGCAGCAGTGCGGAGGTAAGTGCTGATGGCGACTGACGAGCGCCCCCTCCAGTTGGTGGATAAGGTGCTGGCATATGTCAGTTCTCCGTTCAGGTTATTCGCTCTTGTACTTATGGCCGTGCTGACCTTTGCCGGCTACTTTGTATATACAAACCAAGACCTGCTGATTGGCGCATACAAGGAATCCAAGAAGATCCCAACAATTGCAGAGGACAGGGTGGAGGATGCAGCGGCGCATCTGTTCAAGCAGTCTGGTGCGCTGGTGGTGGCGGTGTTCAAGGTCAACAGCATGTTTGGCACGCGCATTCTGTATCGGGCCTATGGCAAGAACGGCAGAGACAAAACCAATGACGGGCTGGATGTTGGCCTGTTTACCCAGAACGCTGCCAACAACGCCGATGTGGTCAAGCTGATGGCCAGCGAGATCCCGTGCGGAGAATACAAATCTGCCCAGAGCGAAATGGGGCTTTGGTATATTGCCAAGGGTGTGGCCTACACATGCCGCATCAGCGTGCCACCAGAGCCTGGGCGCTTTGTTGGCCAGATCACAGTCGGCTGGGCGGCAGAGCCAGAAGACATGGACAGCGCCCGTGCAATGCTGCAAATTGCCGCAACAATGCTTTCAAGGAGTAAACAGTAATGGATTGGCTAAAACAAATTGCGCCCACAATTGCCACGGCAATGGGTGGCCCACTAGCAGGCATGGCTGTGTCTGCCATCTCCAAAGCAATTGGCGTAGACCCCGACAAGGTGGGCGACCTGATCTCCAACAACAAGCTGTCAGCAGAGCAAATTGCTCAAGTCAAGATTGCGGAGATTGAGCTGCAAAAGCAAGCGCAAGAGCTTGGCCTGAACTTTGAGAAGCTGGAGGTTGAGGACAGGAAGTCGGCACGGGAGATGCAAGCCACCACCCGCAGCCTGATGCCCCCAATACTGGCTGGGTCTGTCACTGTCGGTTTTTTTGCCATCATGACGCTGATGTTTTTCAACAAGCTCGATGACAGCAACCCTGCCATCCTGATGATGCTGGGCAGCCTTGGTACGGCATGGACGGGCATCATTGCCTATTACTTTGGATCATCCGCTGGCTCACAAGCCAAGACCGATCTACTTTCTAAGGCAGGGCCAGTGAAATGAAAGAAAACTTTGACTCCGCACTGGCTGCTGTCCTCCACCACGAAGGCGGCTTTGTAAATCACCCGTCAGACCCAGGTGGTATGACCAATCTCGGCGTCACCAAGAAGGTCTGGGAGGAGTGGGTCGGGCATGAGGTGGATGAAAAAACCATGCGCGGCCTGACCCCTGAGACTGTCGGCCCGATGTACAAGTCCAAGTATTGGGACAAGGTCAAGGGCGATGAGCTACCGGCTGGCGTGGACTATGTGGTTTTTGATGCGGCGGTAAACAGCGGCCCAGGTCGGGCCGCCAAGTGGCTGCAAGCGTGCGTGGGGGTTGATCCTGACGGCGGCATCGGCCCAAAGACTTTGCAGGCCGTGGCGGCATTTGAGGGCGATCTGGTTGATGACTATGGCAAGCGCAGACTGTCATTCCTGATGGATCTGCCCCACTGGCCGACCTTTGGCAAGGGCTGGAGTCGCAGGGTTGCCGAAGTTGGCAAAGTAGGCGCAGACATGGCATAAGTGAAATAATCATGTCATGGCCAATGTCAAGCAACAATTAGAGACGCCTTCACTGTCACCTCTGGGTTATCCACCAGAGGTGTACGAGCGCCGGAACTTAAACGAGAACAACGGCGCACTGAACAATTTCTCCAGAAAACTGACTTCCGTCCTTGGCTCACTGTTTGGGCCAAGGGGCGGCAAGTTTATGAACAACCCCCACGGGGCTTTTCAGGACTCAACCGACCAGACGGCGGCCAACACCACCACGGCCTATGCCGTCACATTTAACACGACAGACTTCAGCAATGGCGTGACAATAGCCAGCAACAGCCGAATCACAGTGGCCGACAGCGGAATCTGGAACTTGCAGTTTTCCATTCAGTTTACAAATACGACAAATTCGTCTCAGGATGTGGATGTCTGGTTTCGGGTCAATGGTACAAATGTGGCCAATTCAAATAGTAGATTTGGCTTTGCACCTAGAAAAGGTGTTGGCGACCCGTTCCACATCATTGCGGCCATAAATTACTTTGTGAGCTTGAATGCGACTGACTATGTGGAGATCATGTGGAGGCCAACCGACATCGGTGTTCAAATTGAGCAGTACGCTGCCAGCGCCAGCCCAACACGGCCAGCAGTGCCATCGGCCATCGTCACGATGAGCTTTGTGTCCAACCTACCGACAATATAGCCATGTACATCCCACTAAAACTACCACCAGGCATTTACAGGAACGGCACAGAGTACCAAGCAGCAGGTCGCTGGTATGACGCGAATCTGGTGCGCTGGTACGAGAACACCTTGCGGCCAGTGGGCGGCTGGAGGAAGCGCTCGGCAAGCCAGATGACGGGTTTGTGCAGGGGTTTCATCACTTGGCGTGCCAATGATGCAGAGCGCTGGATTGCCGCTGGTACGCAGTCCAAGCTATACGCCATGAACGAGGCGGGAACACTCAAGGAAATCACACCAACCAGCATCACTGCCGGCATTGCCGATGCCACGATCAAGACCGG